TCCATATCCCAAGCTCGTTAAGCTGTTCAACTATCTTTTCCAAATCATCTATGTTATCATGTGTCACAGTAATATTCGCAACCAAATCAGGAACTATATCCTTATACTTCTTTAACATCTTCCAACTTGATTTGCAAGCCTCAGACGTTCCTTCCTTAACCTCATCCGGTCTATCAATAGATAAGGTAAATCCCTTCATCTTTCTTATTACAAATTCCCTATCAATAGTTCCATTCGATATAACCGTATACTCAAAGTCTCTCTTATTTACCTCATCTATAATCTGGCTTATGTCATCCCTTAGCATAGGTTCACCACCGAACAAGGTAAGAAGGGCAGTTGGAAACAAATTTTTAAGTATACTCAATGCCTCCGTTATCCTACGCAAAGATAAATCTTCACCACGTAGATTCTTAACAATAGAACAATAAGAACAACCTAAATTACAATGCCTTGTTACATAAAAGCAAATTTGACGAACCATAGCTATCTCCTATAAAATTCTTAATCTTAGCCTTAACAAATTCCGGATATCGTTTTAATTCATCTTCCCAAACAACTAAACAATCAACCCCATACGTCTTTAACTTAGCTACTCGTTTTTCTTCCGCTTTCTCCTTAGTCCAACTGGAGTCTTTTCTTTTTGGTAGACCATAATGCCACCATATCCCAAAATGCTCTATTGCTTTCATCTTATCTAAAGACAATAAATCCGGTCTCATTGTACCAATACAGCCCACCTCAGCCTTGGTATTCAATAAGAATATGCCTGGAGCAACCTCCGCACATAGGTTGAATAACTTTCTCTCTACATTATTAGGCTTTAAAGTTGCATTAGCGTGAGCCATCTTTAATTGCACTAATGGGTCTCTCATTCTCTTTCGAATATTCTCGCCTAATTCTGGATTCTTCTTATAAGCTAGGCTTAATTTAGCCCCCTGATTCCTACCGCGCTCTGAATGCAATTTATAGTGTTGTTTATTAGTTAAACCCCGCTTAATTTTAGTTATTGAAGACTGTGGGTACTTTAAATAATGCTCCTTCAAACTTTTTGCTTGTTTTATATGCCCAAGCTTATCTACCCAGCTACCTGGCTTTCTAATATGAGCAGCCTTTATACTTTTATTTCTTTTCTTTATAACACCTGGGTGCTTATCATAGTATTCTCCTCGCTTTACTTGACAAATAAAACACTCACAATTAACCCTATGATTAAAAATTCCCCTCTTAGCATTACATACGCAACACCCACAAAATACTTTATGTGTTAAAGCCCTACCAAGAAGTTTTCCTTTCGTAGCAGTGCCTACCCTATTTCTATAAGATTTTGTTCTATAGGCCTCAGGTACACCTCTAATCATAATTCCAAGCATCTTAAGCTGATTTCTAATAACCTTCCTACTCAAACCAGTTTCATAAATTATATCAGATATCGGCAATTCATTGACCACATAAGATTTAACCAAATAAGATTTAGATAACTGGCGTACAACTTTAACATGTCTTGGATTATAATTTTTCATATACTACCGTTACTACCATGCTTAGCCTTATGGTAAGCGTATAAAGCTTCAACCACTTTTTTGCTACAACCATCTTCTAATATAGGAAACATCCAAGAAAAGTCTCTTACAAAGTTTCTTTTCTCAGCAGGATAATGAAATACTCTAGCATCACTTGTAAATAAGCACTGGCTAACACTAGCCAACTTTGCTCCTAAATACGTATCAGCATTCCCACGATATGCTTCAAATACCCTTTCTCCTTTATAGATATAACCACCAACATCCTTAGCTATTCTAACATTTATAAGTACATTTGCATTAGTCATTTTTATAATCGGAATCCTATAACTTTCTTTATACCAGTAATACCAACAAGGTGTTCCTCCTATCTCAACAAGTTTATCTTTCTGAATGCTCCAATCACTAAATCCTTCAGTGTTGTCACAGTCAATCACAGCACCTTGAACAAATCCATAACTATCATTCATATACTGCATAGCACCCAACATTATAGCCAAGGGGTCCCTAACAATTATACAATCATCATCCAAAAACCAAAGGTACCTTGACTCACACATATCTAAAATCATCTGCCTAAGCTGGTATATGTTATATCCATGCAAAATCTTAGTATATCTTACAGTAAATCCACACAACGTTAAGACAGTAAGCATCGCGTTCCATTCTCTACTACTTACCGGTCCATCATTAACAGAATTGTCTAAAACAATAATCTCTGTCTTGTGGGCAGTAACGTGGTCAATTGTAGCCAACGAACGTAATAAGGATAGCAACATCGGATATCTATCCGCGGTTACAATTCCAATAGTTACAAGCTTAATCTTCTTTCTCATAATGTGCCCCCATCAAAAATTATTTCTTCTAGTCTAACATTTAATGGGTTTTTATGATAACGCTGATGCGCAGATTCCGATATAAACAACATAAGATTCTCTACTCTATTATCACTCTGAACCTCATTTTTATGATGTACACTTTCATTGGAATGCAATTTTCTGCCTAAATGCTGTTCAATTATATGTCTATGTTCTCTTTTCCAGCTTTTCTTAGCAGTCTTAATACGTTTATATCCTCTATCCATAAATGTAGCACCAACAGGACGACTATGCCCAATGCTTATCTTTCTTCTTGTTTCTTCAGTTTGTGGATGCCCAATTCTATTCTTACCAAGTAAAGCTAAATGTATTTTATGCTTAGTTTCTTCCGTATGGCTAAATCTATATCCAAGTCTACGTTTATTACCAAGCAAACCTCTACTAATACTCTGTGCTATTCTTCTTTTATGTTCAACTGTCTTAGGAACATGGCCCCGACAATACTTACTACCCTTAGTCATTTTTCCACAATACCCGCAAATCTGTCCTTCAGTCATTCTTTCTCTCCAGAAATTTCTATACTTTCCTTTCCTTCCTTTAAGGCACTAATTATCTTTGCCATCATCTCAGGCGTCTCTAAAGCCTTGCTACGAAACTTATCTTTCCCAGTTAAGCGAGTTGTATACCACCCGCCGCCTTCGCTAACTATCCCCATCTTTTGGAGAATATCAAAGGTTCCAGAATAAAGGTCAACACCAGAAGCAAAAAACATATTGAAGTTGACCTTCTTATACGGTGGGGCTACTTTATTTTTTGTTACTTCGGCATAAATCTGATGCCCAGTCGGGCCTTCATTGTTCTCGAACTTCTTTCCTTTGTTCAAGTCTATCCTAACAGATGCGTGAAACTTAACGCCTGTTCCTCCTGGCGTTGTTGTTGTCGGTCCATACATTACCCCAATCTTCTGTGTCACATGGTTAGTGCAAATATATAGAACATCTTCCTTCATAAAGCGTGATGCTAATACCCTCATTGCTCCTCTTATTAGCTGGGCCTTAGTCATATCCCGCTTGTCAAGATTGACATCGGGTATTATCTCCTTCTCAACATCTGCTTCAAGCTTCTCAGGTGAGCCTCTTTCATGCGTTGTTGACAATGCTGCCAAGCTATCTAAACAAATCAAGATAGGCGTCTCAGCATCAGCTTCACGTATTTTCTTTATGCAACGAGAAACTCTCTTTACGTGGCCCTCGATTGTCTCAGAATTAACAATCGATAAGTCATCCTTTACGCCAAGCTTCTGCATAAAGAACGAATCCAAAGAGTTTTCTGCATCATCATAAATAACGTACCAACCAAGCTTTTGCGCATTAGCTATAGCGTGGGCTATTAACAAACTCTTACCAGTTGACGGGTCTCCATACAACTCGACAATGCGACCACGAGGATATCCGCCATCCCAAAGCTGACCTCGAATAGCGTAATCAAGTGAAATACTGCCAGTAGACAAAAAGCCTCTAACAGGTATCTCAGCCATCGTACCCCCGCCAAGGTCTTTTCTTAAACCCTCTTCAAGCTTTTCTCTTTCCTTCTGTGTTATACTCATCTTCTTTCTCCTTCTTATGATGCAAATACCTTATCCCTACAAGTAACTTTCAAGGAACATGCTTGGCAATCTTTCGTCCTTGGAGCAAAGTCTACTCCCCAACATTTAAGCTTCTCACCGCTAACAGTTTCCTCAACCTTCTTCTCAACCGTAGCAGGAGCATCTGTACCTTTCCCTGACTCTTCCTTCTTAACTTCACCTTTAGTCTCTGCCGGTTTTGCTTCAGATACTGTCTCTGCTTCTTCCTCTACCTCTTTCTCTTTCTTAATCTCACGGGGCTCAGGAAGTTTACCACTACGCAGACAATCTACAACCGTCAAGTAAACTGCATCTTCCTCTATACTCGGAACTAAGTCAGCTAAATTATTTATTTGCGTCTCCCAATCTTCCGGAAGCTGGTCAACTACATCTGTTCTATCAGGTACTGCCATAACTGAATACAAATCAGGATTCGGCTTACCTGGGGTGATTGTTCCTTTCTCAATAGTAATGTCCCGACCATTCTTAATCTGCAAAATTGAATCTTGATAGCGAGGATTCGTTAAAATCTTAACTATCTGGTCATGGATTGACGGACGAGTGTCCAATACCATAATCTTCTTGCTCTTGTAATCATAAATATTGAACAAGTACGTTGTCGTTGGAAAAAGCTTCTTTGCCTTTGGGTCGCCCTTCATACCAAAAGCGTACTCGCAAATAGGACACTTCTCGCCAATCGACCTCTTGCAAATAAGGCGCTTGTAACCCTTCACATCGAATATCTTGAAATGTATGCGATAGTCATAAGCAAAATCATCGTCACCTTTGTCCGTAAAAAAAGCAGTACTTCTTGGAAGCAAGCGTATCTGATGCGTCTGTCCTTCCTGCAACTTATAGAACTGAGAGCTACCAGAATGCTTCTCTTCCATTTTCTTCTTAAAGTCATCGATGCGTAAACCCATAACAAACCTCCTTACTTATCTACTTCTAGCCTCTTCTGCTTTATACATCGTACACAATTGCACTAACATGCTATCTTTCTTAGCTAATGCACTTAAGATAGCTTTTATTTTTCCCTCAAGATACCTTATCTCTGATAACCTCCTTCTATATTCCTGATACGTTGCATTACCATAAATATTACTCTTTACCTCTCTATCTTTTTCCCGAGCTTTCTTTCCTTCCAAACTATCCCTATACTTTAAATCAAGTGAAGCATAGAGCTTATCAACCTCAAACTCTAAATCACCAACCTGCTTAGATACAGCTTCCTTTATGCTACCAATCCACGCCATATTCGATGCATACTTAAGCAACTCTTCTTTAATCTGAAAATAATCTATCTTTAGGTACTCATTTGGGTCAATCTCAAACTGATGCCCATCTACCTCTACGACTATCTGTGACCATTGCCTATTCTGTTCTTCCATCTTCTTATCCTCCTATGATATAAACAGTTAGTTAGCGTTATCACTCAACCTCTTTTAGCTCACCCCAGCTCTTGCCAACCTTGGCATCAAATATAAAAGGTACTTTAAGCCAATCATTATTCTTTTGAACCTGCTGTGCGCTCTCTTTAATCAAAGCCAATACCTCCTGTATCTTATCATCACGGCATTCCAACATAAATGAGTCATGCACTGTTAGCAAAAATCGACAATAACTACTATCTATTTTTTCCCAAATTACGCGCATAGCCTGTAAATTCAAGTCAGATGCCGCTGACTGAACGGGCGTATTTAACGCTTGCCTTATTTTATGTCCAAGCTCCTGCTCACCCGAAAATCCAGGAAGGAACTCCTCATCTTTTAGATACCTTATCCTACCCATAACCGTACGAACTTCATTCATGCCATGTCGCATTTTAGTTTCAACTTCTAAGTGCCATTCTCTTATTCCAGAATACTTCTCAAAGAACGTTTCTCTAAACTGCTGAGCTTGTGCATCAGTTAGTACTACGCCATAGTTATTTTTTGCGTATGCTCTGTATCCTTGCCAAGACATGCCATATATCAAACCAAAGTTAATCGACTTCGCAGTCTGTCTCTGCTCTTTTGTTATCTGTGCCAACGGTACACCAGATACTAAACTAGCTGTTAATAAGTGCAAGTCTGTTCCAGCATTGTAAGCAGCTATCATTACAGACTCTGGCGCTATACTTGCCACAACACGTAGCTCAATCTGAGACAAGTCGGCCTCAATTAACGACCAATTATCCTGCGAAACGAATATCGACTTGATGACACTTCCTCTTGGGATATTCTGCAGATTCGGGTCAAATGAAGACAACCTTCCTGTAGCAGTTCCAATCAGAGAGAAGTTTCCACGAAGCCTTCCATCCGAACTTAAACGCTTAGTCAATCCCTCAACATACGTCCCCAAAAGCTTAGAGAAGCTTCTAAGCTTTAAAAGCCTTTCACAAAGGAATATTATACTCGCTCTATTTTTTAACGTCTCATTGCTATCACACCTTTCTAAACAAGCCCTCAAAGCACCTTCATCCGTACTTATCTTGCCACCTTCAGTCTTTTTAGCATCTTCTACATCAATCAATCCCGCAAATATTTCTTGAAGCTGTTTCGTACTATTCCAATTCCTTTCACCAAACTTATCTGTTAACTCTTCGGTCAGTATCGATATCTGCTTAGTTAGCCTCTTTCTAATTACATCTAATCCTGCTACATTTATCTTAACGCCATAACGTTCCATATCACCAATGATAGGTATTGCTGGTGCAGTTACTTTCTTTGCAACATTAGCCAAGCCATTTTTAGACATCATTTCTTTCTGCTCAAAGTAAAGCTTCCAAGTATTGATTAAGTCTTCTGCATTATAAGCACAAAGCTTTTTAAAGTCTTGCTCTGTTGCCGGATTCAAAACTAAGTTTGCCCATCTAAAGCCAAACTCAACTGCAACACTTTTTAACTTATATCCAGCCCGTCCTTTTCCTTGCGTAATCAAATAAGCATTTATCATCGTATCATCATAATGTATTCTTGAGTCACAAAGCCCGTTACTATTCAACATCTTATACTCAAATGTCGCATTATGTGGTACGTAAGTTATATCTTTTACCGATAGGCATTTCTTTACTACCTCAATATTTTCCATAAACTTGCCTATAATCGGTACAACAAATGCACCATCATTGGTGCAAAAGCCGACGAGAGTTATCTGGTCTGTTACTTCTAGTCCGGTAGTCTCTATATCAACAACCACTATCTTTGACTTTAATATGCTCGCATAAAGAGCATTTCTTGTTTCTATACTGTCAACCAAAACATATTTCGGCTCATAGTCATCAATAAATACGGACTTAAAGAAACGAAAATCCATTACGTACTCATCTGCTGCATTAGGATTTCTTAAAATAGATGCCGGATGATGTGTTACAGCCACACGCTTTTCCCCATGCCAAACAACATTCCCTCTTGCAAAAGAATTCGTTTCCCCTAAAACCGCCTCTTCCGCAGTCTTTCCAACAACAATAATATGCTTAAAACGTTCTATATCTCTAACCAAATAAAGCTTTGAGCATACGCTAATCTCTTTTCCCTCAGGTGTTCGATTATCACCACGCTCATTCGACGGTCGACAATTACATACATTCGTAAACTGTACATCCTTATCAACTGATATGCCAACTCTATCCAAACAAGAACGAAGTAGCTGTCCGCTTTTTCCAACAAATCGTTTACCTTGGGCTTCTTCTTCCTTTCCAGGAGCCTCTCCAACAATGAGAATACTTGCAGCTGTCTTAGGCGGGTCTATAACCTTTGTCTTTCCATTAAGAGGGCAATTTTCACAAGACACTCTAGCGGACTTGCCTTTCTTCTTTTCATCAGTTACCTCAGCCACAGAACCGCCAAGGATAGACTGCATTGTCATTTTTATATTTTGCTTCTTCATCAAAGAATCCTACAGCTATCGATAGCTTCAATTGCTGATACTCTTCCCATCAAACCCCTACGGTCTATCTCTTTACACAACCCCTCCACTCCAAGTTCCTTCCAAGTATCATAAACAAACTTGGCGCCACTACTAACTACCAAACTATCATACTCTTCTCCTTTCTCTCTAACAACTCTCTGAACATTCTTTTTCCAAGCATTTACAGCATTCTCCATATTTGTTCTCATCACATGATATAATCTTTCACCGCCAAGCTTAGCCGGTATATCAACAAGCTTCTCGCCATTCCAAAGAAAAAAAGGCCTGCCTTCACGAACATCCTTGAAAGATAAGCCATCCCCATTCTCATCTATAAGCATACCAAACCGATGCGCCGATGAACTAGATGCATCAAAAGATAACATCTCAGTTTCTATTCCTAACTTCTCAACGAGATAATGCATCCCAACAGCGACTTTTCTTGATGTTGCTCCTAAACAATGGATTATCTTCTGCTTCTGCTTAAATGCCCCTAACTCATAAAGAGCTATCAATTGCAAAGCGAAACCATACACAGAAGTCTTTAAAGCAGAACCAAATGCCCAACCAATACTAGGGAATTTTTTTACTCCGCTATACCAATAACGAATTATCTCAGGCTCTCTACCATGTATAACATTAACGTAACGACCCTCTGCACCTAAATCAAATTGGAGCTGCATATTATTCAATGATAACTCTAACGTATTTTTAATAAACTTAATATCCTTAGTTATACCAATCGGGATATCCCCACCAATGATATAGTCACCATACTCACACTGCCAACGATAATACTTTTCTCTCAGACTAAGAAACTCACCTCGTCTATGTAGGTTAGCCCGACCGCGAAACTGGAAGCCCGCGGAATCTACCATTATCTTACCTTTTTTCTCAAAGAGAGTATGCGGATACCAAAATCCTGCGCTGCAAAGTATCGCATCAAAATTCCATAAAAATTCAGGGATTACTACCTTCCCATCTTTTTCGTCAAAATCTATATTCATTACTACAGTTATAAATGTCGGTAAAGGTACATTCATATCTTATACCTTCTTTAATCGCTTTTAGCGTATCCTAAACCAGGGGTATCCTGGGATATGGTTATGCCTAGCAAACCATGTGCTAGGCCATTCGCCGCGTGATTTCTAAGGGTCTTTACGGGCTATTTAGGGATTATACCTAACTCAGGGAAAGCCTTAGCAAGTACCTTTTTCGCATTCTGCCGCATGTCCTCACGCCGTTTTTCCAGGTCGTCAGGATTTCTGGAACGCACCTTAGTCATTACAATCTCTTCTACAACAGCCATAAAGGGCGTTACTGTCTTTGCTCCTGCAGCATACCTACCAATAAGTATTGCTTTCCATTTCTTAGTGTAGGCCATCTTCATTACAGCTTTCTTAAGTGTCTCTTCCTCGAGGACTTGTTCAGGCTGTCCTTTTACTCCCTGTTCCTCAACTATTCCAGGCTGTTCATTCTTCTGTTCATCCATAGTGGCTCCCTCCTTTACAATACTACCTTTCGGAATAACTCTATCCTTATGATGCAAACCACACGTCCACGTTCTTCTAACCTCTTCAGTATACAAATGCAAATGGTTCGTCGTTATACTAAACCACTTACCGCAAGTAATGCACTTTAAGCGTATCTGATTTCTAACGGCGCTACCAAGTCTCATACTCTAGTTCGTGCTTCCAAAAGAAACTCACTTCTAGTCTTCTCATCTTTACGAAAGCACCCCAATACTTCTGTTGTTGTCATAATAGCATCTCTCTGCATAGCACCACGCATAGTCTGGCAATAGTGTACCCCTTCAACGTATATACCAACACCTTTAGGCTTTAACACCGCCATCATTATCCTTGCCAAATCACGTGTATAGTCTTCCTGGATTAGTGGTCGCTTAGCCATTGTCACAGCAACGCGTGCCAGCTTCGATAAGCCAAGCACTTTATCAGTAGGAATATAAGCTAATGTCACATCTAGAATTATCGGTAGCAAGTGATGTCCGCATACAGAATATGCACGAATTCCTCTGCTAATTACCATGCCATCATACTGACTAGGAAACGTCTTTGATAAGTACGTCTTTACTTGTTCCTCTATCTCTTCTTTAGGCAAGCATATCTCATCGTACATTCTAGCTATCCGACTAGGCGTATCTACAAAATTAGGGTCATGCAAATCCAATTCAAGTGCGTCAATTAAAGCAATTGCCGCTTTTTCTAATTTCTCTTTATTAAACTTTCGCATTTACTCTCCTCCTTACATAAGTATAAACAAACATCGCAGCTACTCGAACAACCCTAAACAATATATCTAGCTAGAGCTTGTAAAAAGAAAATAAAGTTTATACGCGGCTCAAAAGTATTCGAATGCTTATACGTATACTCTTCTATAATCGGTAAAATCTTTTCACGATTCATACCTGGCGTCATCCAATGTTCCTCAAATACATCGCGATAAACTTGCTCATAGTCTATTTCCTTTCTAAGCTCTATGTTAAGCTCTTCAAGCTTATTTGCATGAACAAGTTTAATCAATTCACCCACGCTTGCCGCATAAGCAAGAAACACACCAGAATACTTAAAAACTTTTTTAACCGTATCTCTTTCAAGTATTCCTATGCCCTTTCGTAAATCACCTTTGCAGTCAGTAGCAAGATTAAATAAATCATTAGGCATATATGCTACCTTTTCCTTCTCAAGAATTGTCTTAAAAAGCTTTGCAGTATTAGCAACAGACTGACTTTCAAACTTATACACCTGACATCTACTTACCAATGGGTCAATCATTTTCCTGGGGTAGTTTAACGAAAATATTACACTCGTATTTACATGGTGAGCTTCAAGCATATTGCGTAAAGATGTCTGTGCATCTTTTGTTAACTGGTCCGCTTCATCGAATAATACAACCTTCATGCTCTTTCCAACAATCATCTCAGTACTCATAAACGACTTTACCTTCTCACGTATTATATCTATACCTCGCTCATCTGATGCATTAAGCTCCATTGCTTCAGCCTTAATCTCCCGACAAAGTATTCTTGCAACTGTCGTCTTCCCAGTTCCAGGTCCGCCAACAAACATGAGATGAGGAAACGTTTTCTCAACAATAAATCTTTCGAAAGCAGCCTTATTTTCCAGGTCAAGAAGCATATCATCTAACCTACGTGGTCTATACTTCTCAATTAGCATTATTCACCAAGCTTTTCAATTTTGGTTACAGCCCCTAGCAACCAGCTAAACTTCGACATTGCGAATCGTATAACCTTTGCCTTGTCAACATGAAACTGAAGCTTTATGTTCGGTTCATCAATCTTGCTAACTATCTCTACAAATCTTGCTGCAGGAACCTTTATCTCAAAATCCATTTCAGGCGATACCTCTAAATCAATTATACCAGAATAGGTATCCTCTTCTCCAACCACAACTTTTATCTTTCCATCGTTCGAAACAAAATGGATATACTCAGCACATACCACAGACTGTGTCGTTGATATTCTCTTCAAAGTATCAACCGTCGTAGGTATACTTAACTTAGGCTTACCAATAGCACCTATCACATCATCCAACGAAGTTGTAGCCAAACTTTCATAATTTCCAAGACGATACTTCCATTCCACACCGTCACCACTTAAAGCAAAGCTACTCCGCTTACGAACAATTTCTATCTTAGCAGACGTAAAACTACGTAGCATACGAATAAATAATGCAACGTCTGGTAATGCCCAATTCTCATCC